ATTAATATCAATACTGCACTAGTATTACCTAAAAATTCCACTAGTTATATTCCAAATCCAATTACACCAGGCGGAATAATATCTGAATCTGTAACTGTAAATTTAATAATACCAAATGATTATAGATTAGCAACACCTTCTTCTTTGAATTATTTTCGAGCTACAAAAATATCATGGGAATCAAGTGGTTTAGGTATAGGATCTCCTCTAACTAATCCATCACAATTTGCCTCCGGAACAACTATTACAAATGTTCAAGGTCCTTATAATGATTTTGGATTAGATTATTATATAATCTTTGTCAGTAATAATCCTTTGATAGATTTTAATCCAAATGATGTTGTTTCTTCATCAATTTATTTGTTTACAGGAGCAAACTCAACAGCAAGAATTACATTAGGTGGTGTATATTCTTCTGATAGACTTACTTATGTACAACTAGATCCTACAAATCAAAAAATAAACTTTAATAGTAATGGAAATACATTACTTTCGGTAAGTTCGTTAGGATTAACTAATGTACCTGCAATACAATTTGGTACTACAACTTTATCTAATAGTTCATTTACTTCTGGAAGTTCTAATATCACATTACAAGCCAACGGAACAGGATCAGTAAAATTTAATAGTTCTATTAAAATTAATAATAATGTTATTACTAACCTTACAAATAATCCTCTAGTATGGAATCATACAGGAACTGGATATTTAAAATTTACCGGGTCATTAGGAATAGTTATACCATCAGGAAATGTTGGAACTAGACAACCTACACCCGAAATAGGTACAACTAGATATAATTCAGACTACGGATATATGGAAGTTTATAATGGAACAGCATGGGTAGTATCTGCAGGATCGATTGTTACTAGCACATCTGACATTACCAATTTATCCGATATTTGGTCTCTAATACTAGGTTAATTTACCCTCTGGATAAATATTATTAACGCCGGACAATACCAACAAAGTCTGGATGTCTAAACTGTGGAAACCCGCAATGTAAGGTGGTTAGCCGTGAAACTCGGTGGTGAGGAGCGTTGATGACGGTCGTTGGTCGTATCTCAGGCCCGCTCTTAAAAGCAAATCTTCTCCGAGATGGAGTTAATTTAGCTTTTGAGACTAGCCTTCTTTATTTAGACGTTAATAACCGACGCATTGGTATCAATACCAGTTCACCTACACACGATTTACATGTAAACGGAACATTAAGAACTACTAACATTGATGGATTAACTTCTCTCACTGTTGGGGCAAATTTTCTTCTAAGCGGAAATACTTTATCAACTAGTGGATCAACACTAACACTAAGTTCAACATCTGGTGGAGTTATCTATCAAAATAACTTAACAGTAAGTGAAATTAATATTCAATCAAATATTATTTCAACAAATACTACAAATACAGATTTACAATTAGTAGCTAACGGAACAGGAAAAATTTCAGTTTATTCTGATATGCTTGTTCAAGGAAATATACATGCTACAGGTAATATTACTGCTGATGGTAATATTATTATTGGTAATCAACCATCAGATATCGTAACTTTTAATGCAGATATTGCTAGTAATATTATTCCTAAGACAACAAACACTTATGATTTAGGATCAACATCAAATCGTTGGAATAATCTATGGACTAATACAATTAATGCTAATACCATTAGCACAACTAGTTTAACAATAAACGGTATTAACATTTTACAAGGACAAGGAAATATTCTCTATGTTGCTACAAATGGTAGTAATTCTAACAACGGTATTTCTCAAAATAGTCCATATGCAACACTACAATATGCTTTATCACAAGCAACTTCTGGAACTACAGTTTACATATATCCAGGAACTTATCAAGAAATATTACCTTTATCTATACCTTCTGGAGTTTCTATTAAAGGTATTGAACCAAATACTGTTATAATTACTCCGACACCTTCTACAAGCAGTAATGACGTATTCTTAATAGATGGGCAAACAACTGTTGAAGATTTAACAATAAAGAATTTTTATTATAATTCCTCTGCAAATACAGGATACGCTTTTAAATTAAAAAATGGATTTAAAGTAACAACAAAATCACCTTATATTAGAAATGTTTTTGTTATTACATCTGGATCTGTTACAAGCAACTCAGATCCTAAAGGATTTTTAACTGGAGATGCAGGTAAAGGAATATATTTTGATGGATCAGTTGCTGATTCAACTAGCAATTATGTTTCTTGCTTAGTAGATAGCACTAATTTTATAACTCCAGGTGTGGATAGTATAACCGCAACAAACGGTGTTCGTTTAGAAATTGTAAATTCAAATACATATTATAGTAATAGAGGAATTTATGCTTATGTTTCCTCATCACAAGGTCGCGCTGGCAATGCATACACAGTTCTTAGAGTTAGTGGTGCAACAGGATCTTATAGTGTTGGAAGTACTATAAGTTATTATGTAAGTGGATCAGTAGTAGCTACCGGAACTATCTATTCAATAGGAACAGATGGAAAAATATATATTTCTGGATATTCTCCTGGATTTGTTCAAGCAACAACTGTTAATGGAATTTTACAAACACAAGATATTAGATTTAGTACTGGAGCAACTGCTCAATATATAACTTTAGCAGATTATAGAAATTTTGGAGCAGAAATTAGAGCAGTAGGTTCTGGAAACTTCTACGGAAATTATGGTGTAGTTGGTAACGGAATTGGTGTTTATATTGATCTTTTAACACAGAGTGTTTTTTATGTTGGTTCTGGAAATAATGATAGCAATGATCCAACAACAGCAATTCAAGCAAATGAAATTGTAAGTCTTAATAATGCTCTTATAGTTTATACTGATACTAATCACAATGGTGATTTTAGAGTAGGTGGTCTTTTTTATGTAAATCAAGAAACTAATGATGTTGCATTTAATAATGTTAATCTTAGAGTTAATGGACCATACGGCATAACATTAGTTAATGGATCTAATTCGTCAAGTATTACTCCTTATCAAATTACTACAGGAAATTTAACAGTAGCAAATAATACAATTAGTAGTACATCAGGTAACATTAATCTTAGTGCAGCTAATAATACTATTAATTTACAAAATGATACTTATGTAACAGGTTCTTTAACTGTTTCAGGTACTACAAATATAAACGGAAATATAACACTTGGATCATCGTCTTCAAATACAATAAATTTCGTTGGCAGCATAGCAAGTGATCTTATTCCTTTAGCAAATAATACTTATAATTTAGGTAATTCTTCATATTCGTGGAGTAATATATACGCTAAAACTGCAAATATATCAAATGTTAATATAACCAATAATAATATTCAAACAATTTCTACAGGTTCGAATCTTTATTTGAGTGGAAACGGAACTGGATCTGTTAATATTGGTAGTTTTAGTATAAATCAAAATACTATTTCTGTATCTTCTAGCAATGATTTTATCATTACACCTGGTACAGGTAAAATAGTTAATATATCTTCAACAGGATCATTACAATTACCATCTGGAACAAGTTTACAAAGACCTACTGCTGTAGCAGGGATGATCCGTTACAATACTGATAATCATAATTATGAAGGTTATAATGGTTCTAATTGGATTGTATTAAATGGATTATATGATGTCGCTCAGACAACTTATATAACACCAGAATTAACACCTGGAGCAGGTGATCAAACATTCCGTTTTTATATAGGTAATACACAAGTTGCAGATTTAAATTCTACAAGATTTAATGTTAATGGAGTTACTGTTGGTAATACATACATCAGTAACAACGTTATAGGAACTACATCAAATACAGATTTAACTATTAATTCATCATCTGGAAATATTAATATAGAATATTTTCGAATAAATGGTAGTTCAATTACTAATACTGTTTCCAATAGTATTACAACTATTTCACAAAGCGGAACAGGATATTTTAAAATAAGTGGTACTGGTGGTTTTGTTATACCTTCTGGAAACAGTCTAGGAAGACCTTCAGTACCAGAAATAGGTTTTTCCAGATATAATACAGACGATGGTCGTATTGAAGTATGGAACGGAGCATCATGGGTTTCGGCAGGTGGATCATCTATCGGTGTTTCCTATAACGATGCCCAGCAAATTGCAGTACAGATAGCGTTAATGTTAGGATAAAAATATGGCAACAACATTTTTAACTTCAGTAGTACCAAATATCGGAACAAGCTCAACAACATTAGTGTCAGCAGCATCAAACGTTTCGATTACTATTATTGGTTTAAGTTTAGCTAACACTACAGAAAGTTTAGTTAAAGTAAGTGTTACTCTTACAGATGCTTCTAGTCACACAGGATACTATATAAAAAATGTAATGGTACCTCCAAGAACCAGTATGAAAATTGTAAATGGCGGTGAAAAATTAATTTTAGGAGCATCAAATGTATTGTCGGCAATAGCAGATAGTCCGACATCTATAGATGCTATTGTTTCTTATGTGCAGATAGTATAAGGATATAGAACATGACTGATTATTTTCTTGGTGGTAATGCAATAACTCAAAATGATTTATTAGGTGGACAACCTAGATATTTCTACGGGTTAAGAAGAACAGATCAAGGTGATCTTTATTTTGTTAGAATTGATCAGTTAGAACAATCTGATACAATTACAATTAATAATCCTGGACCTACTTCGGGAAATTATGATCAATTTGAGTTTGGTACAGACTTCTTTGAGGGTAGAGATGTAAATCATAATCTAGTTTATTCTAATTTAACTTATGAACAATATCGTTGGGATAATAGAAGTATGTATTATTACATTGACTCAAATGGTGAATTAACAGCAGTAATAGGACAGGTACATACATATCCTTCAGCAGGAAACGTATAAATAATGACAACTGAATACAAAAAAATGTTGATAAATAAAAATATCAACAAAATTTCAAGATAAAGGTATAAGAAAATGGCTGAGTTTAAAATAGGAAGATTGAGATTTGTATGGCAGGGAACATGGACTACTAGTACTAGCTATGTTAAAGACGATGTTGTTCGATTCGGTGGTAAAACATATGTATGTTTGGTAGGAAATACTTCCGGCACTTTCTATACAGATCTTGCTAGTGGTTATTGGTCATTAATGGCTGATGGATTTTCTTATCAAGGAACATGGACAACAGCAACTTCATACAAAATAGGTGACGTTGTTAGAAATGGTGGTCAATCTTATATTTGTGTTACAGGAAATACTTCCGGCGCAACTTTTGCAGGTGACTCGGCTTATTGGAATTTATTAGCAGGTGGTATTTCTTGGAGAGGTACTTGGACACCGGCAACACTTTATAATGTTAATGATATTATTATATTTGGTGCTATTACATTTATTTGTACAACTGCAAATACTAGTTCTTCAAATTTTGCTACAGATCAATCTTCGTATTGGACAATTTTTGCACAAGGAACTCAATTTGTTAATACATGGAACAATTCTACTCAATACTCAGCAGATAGTATTGTAACTTATGGTGGTTATACTTACGTTTCATTGCAGACTAATACAGGACAAGTTCCGCCGTCTAGCCCTAGTTATTGGTCAGTTTACACAACTGGTTATAGTAATCAAGGTACATTTAGTTACGGAACAACATACAAAGTAGGTAGTGTTGTTCAATACGGTGGTAATACATATGTTGCTATTCTTGATAATACTAATCAGTATCCAACTAATGTTACATATTGGTCAATAGTAGCATATGGTCTAAATGTTAGAGGAACATTTAGTTACGGAACACAATACAATCCAAACGATATTGTTGTTTATGGTGGTACAACTTACTATGCATTACAAGCAAATATCAATGTTTATCCTTCTGCATTAGGATCAAACTGGAAGGTATTATCGTCAGGTCTTTCTAATAGAGGAACATGGTCAAATTCAACAAATTATTTTGTTAATGATTTAGCTTCTTATGGTGCAAACATTTATATTGCTACACAAGATAATACAGGTCAAACACCAAGCACTTCAGCTTCATATTGGTCAGTATTTAATTATGGATATAACTATGCAGGAACATGGACTTCATCAACTGCATATAAATTAGGTCAGGTTATTACATTTGGTGGTTCTCTATATCAAGCACTATCAGACAATACTAATCAAACACCGGGTAATGTAACAATAACTGTTACTGCTACAACTACTGGTACAAACTTAATTACAGCAAGTAGCACAACAGGTTTAGCAGCTAATCAGCCAATAGTATTTGCTTCTAGTGTTGGAAATCTTGTAGCAGGTACAACTTATTATATTTTATCAGGTTTCTCAGGAACACAATTTCAAGTAAGTTCTACAATAGGCGGTACAGCATTTAGTTTATCAACAGCAGGACCTGTCTCAATTAGTGCTACACAATATGGAACTACATATTGGTCAAAATTATCTTTTGGTATTAAGAACAGAGGTACTTGGGTAACTTCAACATCATATAACGTTGACGAAATTGTAATACATGGTGCAAATGTATACATTTCATTAATAGCACATACATCAGGTACTTTTTCATCAGATTTAAGCGCAAGCAAATGGCAAATACTTGCTAGTGGCTTAGCATGGAGAAATACTTGGGCTTCTTCTACTGTTTATTATGTAAACGACTTAGTTGTTGGTCCATCAGGATCTGTTTATATTGCACTACAAGATAATACTTCTAGCGGTACTTTTAGTACTGATTTAGGTGCGGGTTATTGGCAGATATTTGTACAATATAATTCATTCTCTCCTCCATCATACTCAACTCCAGGAACAGCATTAACAGTTGCATCGGGAGGTGCATCTCTTAGTTGGTTGAACCCAACTGGTTCTACTAATGTTCTTTATGTTGGTCCAGGTGGTGTTGATAGTGTTTCAGGTGGTTATGGTACAAGTTTAGCATTACCTTTTGCAAGTATTAGATATGCTTGTACTCAAGCAAGTTCAGGATACACAATTTTTGTCAAATCAGGAACATATAATGAATTTCTTCCAATTACTGTTCCAGCAGGTGTTGCAGTTATTGGTGATAACGTTAGAACAACATTTGTTAATCCAGTTAGCGGAACTAGCGTAACAACTACAGTTACTCAAGTTTCATCAACTGGTAACTTAATTACAGCAAGTAGTACAGCAAGTTTCATAGCAAATGCACCAATAACATTTAGTGCTAATCTAGGTAATCTTGTTGCAGGTACTGTTTATTATATTGTAAGTGGTTTTGGTGCAACTACTTTCCAAGTAAGTTTAACATCAGGTGGTTCAGTTTTTAATCCAGGAACTGCTACAGGATCAATCAGTGCTACACAATACGGTGACTTAACTGGTTTAATTCCAAACAATCAATCAACAATGTTTAAACTAAGTGATAATACTTCTCTTCGTGAAATGACATTCCAGAATATGACTGGTTGGGTTCCAGGTGGAACAGCAAACGACATTACAACATCAACTCCTAAAGGTATCTATATTGGATTTAATTCAGGAGCAATTACTAGACCACCGAGTGTTTCAAATTGTACAACAAGTACGGCTTCAGGAGCAATCGGTGCTTATCTAGATGGTTCAGTAGTTACTGGATTAAAAACAGCAAGTTTCCGTTATTTTAACGTTCAAAGTGATACAGGTGTTGGTATTTGGGCTACAAATAATGCAAGACCTGAAGTAATTACAAGCGCAACATCATATTGCTATTTCAGTTATGCTGCTACAAATGGTGGTTTTATAAGACTTAACAATTGTAAAACAAACTGGGGTACTTATGGTTTAACTTCTAGAGGTTATCTATCTTCAGAAACTGCAATTACTGGTAATGTTGTTGGACAACAATTAAACTTTACATATAACACAGGTAATATTAACGTAGGTGATACTGTTACTTCAGTAACTAGTGGTGGTACTGCTACAGTTATCGGTGTCCAACTAACACAAAATAAAGTATTTGTTACTAGTGCTACAGGAACATTTAATGTTAATGACTTGCTAACATTTACTAGTGGTGGTACAGGTACAGTAACTACAGGTGCATTAAGTAATCAAACAGGTAACTCATTTACATTGAATACTTTAACTGCACAACCTGTTGCTGGTAGTGTTATTACATTAAACGGTACAGATTCTTATGTTGTTCAAGCAGTTAACGGAACTTGGGTTAACTCGTCAACAGTAATAACAATTCTTTTAGCATCCACTACTGTTACAACATATGCAAATAGTACATCAGCATCTTTCCGTTCTCAAACATCAGTTGTTAAAGCAGAAGCACATGAGTTCTTCTATGTTGGTACAGGTGGTGTAACAAATACAAACTATCCAGGAACTCCGTTATCAGGTCCAACTCCAGCAAACGAAATTGTTCAAGGATTACCTGGTAGAGTATACTACGAATCAATCAACGAATACGGAAACGTTAAAATTGGTAGTTATTTTAACGTTAATCAGCAAACAGGTGTTGCTACACTTAATCCAGCAGCATTTGCTATAACTGGTGCATCATCCTTACAACTAGGTGCAATTGGTACATTAACTGGAGCAACTATCACTAAGTTCTCTACAGATGGAACTTTAGTTAATAATAGTAGCCTTAGTGTTCCTACTGAATCTGCTGTTAAGACGTATGTTGATAATGGTCGTACAACAACACTTTTACCAAATGGTTTCAATCTCAGCAGTCTTACTAGCATTGGTATAGTTGAAATTTCAAATGACGGTGTTAACATTGTTAAGATAGATCAAAACTTAACTGCAACTACAAGAGCAGACTCAACATTTGGTACTGGTACATCATATGCAAGAGCTGCAAGTGCTAGAACTATTGTAATATATCCAGTTAGCGGACAGACTTCATTTACAGTATGGGTAAGTGGTATTCAATACACTTATACATCAATGATAACTGGAACATACGCAAGTCTAAACAATCTTAATTACTTCTTCTTTGGACCAAGTGGTATAGTATCTTATACATCTGGAACTATTCAAGACTCATATTATGAAAGTTTAGCACTATTTGCAGTTGCAACAGGTACAGATAGCACTAACACATTTGCTGTATTTTCGAGAAAAACACTCGGAATTAATATGCCAGGTACAGTTCACCGTTATTTGATTAACTCTACTGGTGCTGTATATAAGACTGGTTTAGGTGTTGTTGGTGCAACATCAGGTGCTACCACATATACTAATACAGTAGCAGGTTCTACCGCAGTACAAGAATTAACACATACTTTTGCATCACTATCAACTAACTATTGGTTGTATAATATTGCTGGAGTATGGACTGTAGGTACTGCTGATAATAACTTTGGTTATTTAACAGGTGGTACTGCACAATATAACGGTTCGGGTGCATTAACAACACTCACAACAGGTCAGTACACAGTTACATATTTTATTGCTACAAGTGATAAAATACGTGGTGGTGTTATGAAACTTGTAGGACAAAAAGTATTCACATCACTTGCCGCTGCAAGACAGTCGGCATCAACTGAACCAAGAGACACAAGTCTTGTTGGTTTACCTAACATGGATTTTGTTTGGATTGGAGCTGTAGTTATTAACTCAACGGGTGCTGTTCAGACATTAGATAACGGAACAACATATATTGATCTTCGTTATCAAATCATAAACGGCGGTGTTAATAGTTTAGGTTATCATCTGGTCAATGCAGCAGCATCAGACATTTACTATAATAATGCAACATCCGGTTTAGCAGCAACAAACGTTCAAACAGCAATTGATGCTGCTTCTTCAAGTTTGACTAGAGCTAGAAGTACATTATCACTAAATACATTATGGACAAATGCCTGGTAAATAAGGCGCAAGGATATATTAGGAGTATAATAAATGACAACAGCGGCAAAATATGGCGCACAAGACTTAAACGGTAATCCATTCAATTACCAACAGTTAGTTCCACTACCAAGTACAAACCCAAGTACTACAAATACCGTAGTTAATACCAACATCACTAACAGAGCAGCATATGATGCCAGAGTTAGAGTTGCTTTAACTAATACCCCAATTGGATCACAAGTTGTTTCAAACGTTCATGGATCGCAGTCATTTGTTGCACAACAGAGTGCAGCATCAACACTTGTTGAAACACAACAAGTTTTAACAATTGATACTGCATCAGCAATTACTAATGCATTTTCAACAGCATCATATGTTGTTACAGCAACTACTGAAAATACAAACGTTATTACAGTATCAAGTACTGCAACATTTACAGTTGGTCAACCAGTTGTATTCAGTGCTTCGGTTGGTAACTTAACAGCAGGTACAGTTTATTATATCCTAACTATTCCTAGTTCAACAACATTTACTGTTTCTCCAATTTGGAACGGACCAGTTCAAATGTTAACTACTAGTACATTTCCTATGATTGTCCAACAAACTGTAACTAACCTGTCAGTTGGTATGCCAATTAACTTCCACGGTACTACATTTGGTTATGCTTTTTATAACATGAACTATTATGTTGCAAGTTTACCAGGTGGTTCAAATGGTACAACATTTACTATTTCATTATTCCCAGGTGGTCCAACATTACCTTTAATTTCTGCAATTGGTACAATGTCCTGCGTTCCAGTAGTTACTCCAGTTGCTAACCCACAAACCGCTCAGTATCCAACTGCAATGACTTCAGCAATTGCACTTAATACAACTGCTCAGTCAGGCTACTATAATACTTTACAAGGTATTACTGTAATAGCATCAACAGCATCAACTAACGTATTAACTACAGCATCATTTTCGATTACTGCATCAACTGCTGCTTCAGGTACATTAGGTTTTGGTTATTTAACAACTAGTGGTAACGCATACCTCTTAACAGCAGGACAACCAATTGTATTCAACGCAACAGTTACTGGTTCTGCTCTTTATGCTAACATTACATATTATGTTCACTCAGTATTAAGTTCTACAACATTTACTGTTAGTACTTCTTATAACGGTAATCCATTCTCAATAGCAACTAATGCTAGTATCAGTGGTGTTACAATGTATCTAAGTACAAACTACCTTCAGACTAACCAGCAGATAATTTTCACTGGTACTTCTTTTGGTAATATTACTCCAAATACTCCATACTATATTTCAACAGTTCCAAGTAATAACACATTTACTGTTTCAACTTGGCCAGGTGGACCAGTATTTCCTTTAACAACTACCACAGGTACAATGGTTGCATCGGCGTTTGTTCCTCCAACAGTTCCACAACTTGTTTTTGGTAGTTCTCAAGCAGGTGTAACTCTAAACATTAGTGCTACAACTACTGGTACAAACTTAATTACTGCTACTAGTATAACTGGTTTAGTAGCAAACCAACCAATCGTATTCAGTGCTAGTATTGGTGGTCTTATTGCTAATACAACTTACTATGTTGTAAGTGGTTTTGGTGGAACTACATTCCAGGTAAGTGCAACACAAGGTGGTACTGCATTAAGTTTAACATCTGGTACAGGTACATTAACTGCCCAAGCATTACCATATTTTAACACTTTTTCAACAACTGTTACAGCAACTACAGCAAGTACAAACTTAATTACTGTAACAAATACATCAAACTTTGTTCCAGGACAACCAGTTGTATTTGCTTCTGCTGTTGGTGGACTTAGTGCTAATACTGTTTACTATGTATTAAACGTTTACAGTTTAACACAATTGGTTGTTTCAACAACACAAGGCGGTGTAGCATTCCCTCTAATCACTACTACAGGTCAGTCTGTAGCAATGTCTCAAGCAACTACTGGTTTAGCAACAAACCAACCGTTGCAGTTTGCTACCGTAACAATTTCAGTTACAGCAACATCGTCAACTGGTAATTTAATTACTTGTAATAATACTGTAAATCTTGTAGCAAACCAGCCAATAGTATTCAGTGGAACAATTGGTACTATTACAGGTGGTACAGTTTACTATGTGTCAGCAGTTACAGGTGGTAGTACTACTACATTTACTATCAGCCAAACATCGGGTGGTGCTGTATACGGCATGTCCAATGCTTCAGGTTCCGTAACGGCTCAACAAGGTACATTCTCTGGATTAGTTCCAGGACAGGTATACTATGTATACAGTGTTCCTTCACTAACACAAGTTGTAGTTTCAAGCATCCATGGTGCGCCAACTCCTCTTACATTAACTACTGTAGCAGCAGGTTCTATGCTTGCTACATTCCAGTCAGTTATTCCTACAATTACACTAGGAACATCAACTGCAACTGGTACAGTTTATCCTTTAAACAACACTTATACAACTTCAACATATTCAATAAGCAGCACTACTACAACTAACGTTGTTATTGGTTCTGCAGTTCCACTTATGACAGGTCAGCCAGTTACATTCTTTATCGGTGGTTCACTTGCTAATTCGAACGGTATTGTTGCATTTGTATCAGTTACAGCAACTACATCAGGAACTAACGTAATTACATTAGCAAGTGCTACTGGTCTTTATGTTGGTCAAGCAATTGTGTTTGGTGCTAGTGGTGGTGGTATTATTACAGGTACAGTTTATTATATTACATCGATTTCAGGTGCAAATATTACTGTATCAACAACACCATATGGTACAAACCTTACACTAACAACTGCTACAGTATCATTTACTGGTGTTCCAACTTATTACATCACATATTATGATAACCCAACTAACTCTATACAGATATCTGCAACATACGGTGGTCCAATTGTTCCATTAACAGCAGGTATTCCAGGTAGTAGTACAGTACAACATGCAACTACTAACCTTCTTGCTGGGCAACCAATATATGTAACAGGTACAGCATTCGGTGGTACTACTACTAATACTACTTACTATGTAAGAACTATTCCATCTGCAACACAGTTTACAATTTCAACTTCACCATTTGGACAGATCTCTACATTAACAGCAACAACTGGTACAATGCCAACATTAATTGGTCCAAGACCAGTAATAACAATTCAGTCAAGTGTTTCATCAAACCAGTTAGCAACACAGACTTATGCAGTTACAGCAACTACAGCTACAACTAACTTAATTACTGTATCAAATACATTTGCTTTAACAGTAGGTATGCCAGTTGTATTCAGTGGTGCTTTAGGTAACTTAGTCAGTGGTATGATTTACTATGTTGCAAGTATTCCAACAGCAACAGCATTTTCAGTTTCACCAACACTAGGTGGAAATACATTTGCTCTTGCTACAGCAACAGGTTCTGTAAACGTACAACAGGCTACATCACTATTGTACATTAACCAAGAAATACAGTTCCAAGGATTTACTTATCCACTTAGTACAGCAACATCAACTGGTATTACATTTGGTACTACATATTTTATTAACAGTATTGTGTCTACTACAACCTTTACAATTTCAACAGCACAAAACGTTGCCGGTACATCTGCAACTACTGCTACTGTAACAGGTGGTAACATAATTCTTGCTAACCCAATTGTTAATAACATTGTTGACGTATTTGCTTACACAACAAATCCTGTTACTGTAACAGCTACATCAAGTACAAGTCCAACATATTATCTAACTTGTGCTAATACAGTTAACTTAGCAGTTGGACAACCAATTATATTCACAGGTACTACATTATTAGGCGGTGTATCTGCAAATACAGTTTACTATGTAAACTCAATTGCAAGTACTACACAGTTTAATATTTCATCTACATATGGTGGTCCAGTTGTAGCATTAACAACAGGTAGTGGTACGATGTCAGTTCAACAAGCAACATCTGGTTACTCCGCTAACCAAACTGTTATATTGAACTCACCAACTGTAACTATTACTGGTACAAGTTCATCAGGTAACTTATTAACTTGTAATACTACAAACAACTTAATAATTGGTCAGCCAATTGTATTCGGTAATATGGCACAAGGTACTGCTAGTATTGGTGGTGTTGTTGCTGGTACAACTTACTATGTATTAAGTACACCAAGTACAACAACATTTACAGTATCAGCTACTCCAAGTGGATCTGCACTTACTTTAACTACTACTTCAACACAGTTTGCAGGACAGCAAGGTATATTCGGTCAGCAATATAATACTAATGGTCAGAACTGGGTAGTTCAAAGTACACCAAGTTTAACATCACTTATACTTTCAAGAGTAGGTTCAAGTGTTACACAGTCTGGTTTAGGACTATTTCCACTACCAGCAGTTGCACCACTTGTAGTAACTGCTACATCAGGATCTAGTCCATATTATATTACAATATCAAGTACTGCATCACTTACAGTTGGACAACCTGTAATATTTGTTGGTACAACATTTGGTGGTTTAACTGCTTCAGTTAACAGTCTTATTAACCCAACTGTTTACTATGTAAATGCAATTGCAAGTTCTACTACATTTAACGTTTACACTACAACTCCAGGTACTCCAGTTGTATTAACAGGTGCTAGTGGTAACTGTATTCTTGTTCCGTTAAGTGCAACAGGTATTGCTACTGCTTATTCATACAACGTAACACCAACTCTTGCTATTGGTGCTACAACAACAAGTACTAACATTTTAACTACACAGGCTTACAGCGTTTCACTAGGTGCATCAGGTACAAACTTGATATCAATATCAACATCAGGTGGTACAACAGCATTTGTACTTGGACAACCAATTACATTTGCTGCAAATACTGGTAGTATTACAGGTGGTATTACTTACTATATCTCTTCGATACAGTCAACTACCACATTTAGTATTTCACAGTTCTTTGGCGGACCAGACTTGATTATTACAGGTTCCGGTAGTACTACAATGAACCAAATAACATCATTCTTACAGATTAATCAACCAGTAACATTTACTGGTACATTATTAGGTGGTTTGACTGCTGCTTCTAACTATGCTGTAACATACTATGTAACTAACGTAGTAAGTAGTACAACATTTGTTGTCAGTACTCAGTCAGGTGGTGTAGGCACACAGTTATCACTCACAACAACAACTGCTACAGCACCAAGCTTTATGATGGCACAAGTTGGTTCTTATAGATCTCTTAGTTTTAACTCAACTAACAACGGTACTTCAGTACTGCAAACTGAAAGTTTTTCTGTAACTGCTACTGCCGCAATTAACGGTGGTCAGATGCTTGTTACAGCAAGTAACACATTTGCAATGTATCCAGGTATGGCTCTATCGTTTACAGGTACATCGATCGGATTTTTATCAAATAACGTTCTTTACTATGTAGTATCTGTATATGACGAAAAAAGATTTATTATTTCTACTGCACCAGTTGGGTCAATTGGTATTGCAACAAACGGTACAACTGTTCTACAGACAGCAAACGGTGTTGCACTAACACAACAGACTACAACAGGTACTATGTCAGCTGTACAAAGTTTAGCAAGATTACAACAGAACCAAGCAGTTGTATTTTATCCAACTATTGGTGGTGTAATGATTGCAGGCTTAACACAGGGTACAATTTACTATGTTAACCCTACATTTACTAATCCAATGAGTGGCACATTGTCAGTATCAACTACACCTGGCGGTTCGGCATTTACATTCTCAGCAGTTAACAATACTGGTACTACGGCGGCTATGATAATGGTTCCACTATCAACATGGACTGTTGCGTCAAACGTAATGATCACACAGCCAATGCCAATTTATAGTGGTACAACATCATCAAACGTGTTCACTACTGGTAACTTAACTATTGTTACAAATACATCATACGGTACAAACTATATCACTTGCTATAGTACATCTGCACTAGCAGTTGGTATGCCAGTTGTATTTGGTTCGGCTATTGGTTCACTAGCATCTGCTACAACATACTATGTTGTTCAAATTATTAACGCAACACAGTTTACAGTATCACAAACTTGGGGTGGTCAAGTTGCTATTCTAACACAAGGTACTGGTGCTGTTACACTTCAACCGTCGACAGCATTAATGACGGTAGGTCAACCAATGTTAGTTACAGGAACTGGATATATTTCATTTACTAGTAGCTATACCGTTGCATATAATCCAGCTTTTTATGTTGCTTCGATTCCAAGTTCTACAACATTTACATTAGCTTCATCGTTAGCTAATGCGTTAGCAGGCACATCACTTGCAATCTCAACCACAACATATGGTTATATGACTATGACTGGATCAACTGCAAACTACTTAACAAATATGTCAAACGTAATTGGTCCATCACAACCAATTGCATTTACTGGAGCACAGATTAACGTAACTATTGTTAACGGACAGAATCTATATACTCCAAATAGTACAATATTATTAAGTGCTAACCAAGCAGTAGTGTTCACAGGTTATGGTTATACTAGCCAAACAAGTGGTACTATACAGCCAGGTACAGTTTACTACATTAAGGCTATCTTAGATAATAATACATTTACTCTAAGTGCAACACCAGGTGGTACTGTAATAACTTGGGTAACTGAAACTAATACTTTAACAATGCAAATTGTAAGTAACTTAGGTTCATCATTAATACCTTACTCAACTTACTTTGTATTGGCAACACCAACTCCAAATACATTCCAGATTTCAACATCTGCTGCAACTGCAAGTGGTTTAACATTAACAGTACCGTCCGCTGTAACACAAACAGCAGGTAATACTATAGTTAACGTTGCAAGTAACATTGTTACACTTGCTCAAGCACAGGGTGCAACAAATACATTCTTTGTACCAAACACTCCTGTAACATTTACAGCATATAGTGGTACAACGTTTGGTGTAGGTGCAACAGCAGGTACAAGTACATTCAACGGTGCTCCAGTTCCAGGTACTCCGTTCATAGTAACAGCAGTTGCTACAAACGGTAACATTACATTGAACACATCTGCAGCTAGTTTACTAGTAATAGGTCAACCGATAGTGTTTACAAACCCACTATCACCGATTACATCTTCAACTGGTGTATCACCATTCGTGACATATTATGTTCTTAGCATTTCAACTACAACAATTACAGTTGCTTCAAGTTGGCCAAGCACTACAGCAGTAACATTCTCCGCTGCTTGGTCTTCACAGTCAACAGTTGGTGGTTTCTATGCTATACCACATTACTATGTTAAAGCAGTACTTGATAGCAGAAGAATTATGCTATCGGCTACACTAAATGGTTCAACTTGGCCAATTACAAACGCATCTGGTACTGTTCCAGGTAACTATGCTACTGGTACAAACATTATGACAATCAACTCACTACCGTCATATACTGACTTTATTGAGCACGATGTTTCATTATCACCAAACGGTACATTTGAAAGAACAGGTATACTTGTTCCTCCAAATACTTACTTGTATGTTTCAAGTAATCAGCCACAGGTAACTGCGGTAGCAATAGGTATCCAAGAATCAGTATAATAATTTAGATTGTGGGGGACTAGTTCCCCCACAACATTAACATTATAGAGAAAAAGATGAGAAAACAACCTAGAATTAGTTCAGCACCGATAATACAATTACCAGCAATACAACAAGGATATTATTATTATCCGTTAGGTGCACCAGGTAATGGTACATATGCTACTATTCCTATTAATACTGTAGGAACATTGATTCAGATGACTAACGCTCCTACAGCAAATACTTGGTATTTAGATTTTACTGGTGTTTCACTATCAATTAACTTTGCAATAACTATAACTGTTTTAATACCACAAGGTGGCACAGCATATAATCCAACAGTTTTAGTAAACGGTTATACAGTAACAGTAATTGGTAGTGGTGCTTCAGGAACAACAAGTAGAACTAATGCTTATTATTATACAATTTTATGCACAGGACCTAATCAGTACTCTGTATTTGGTTATGCTCAACCAGTTTAATAACTTATAAGATGGGTAAAAATGAGAAAACAGCCTAGAATCAGTACAGCACCAATAATTCAACAACAAGCAATACAACAAGGAGTTTATTCTCTTAGTCCCGTTATATCTACAACATCTATAAGTGTTACAAATACAACTGCAACTACTAACCTTATTACAACAGGAGCAGCAGTTTTAGGTTTCGTTAGAGAAGGACAAGCAATAACATTTGGTTCTGCTATCGGTGGATTGAGTACTAGTATCGTTTATTATGTAATACTTGGATCAATTACTTTAACTACTTTTCAAGTTAGTGCAACTCCAGGTGGGCCACCAGTTGTTTTATCAACAGCAGCCGCGGCGGTAACTGCTACAACTTATACATATATCAGTGTTCCTGTTAACAGTCTTGGAACTATTGTTAATTTAACAACTTCTGTTACAAGCCTTATAGGTCTTTTAGGAACAGTATTTGGTCAATCAACAACATTCGCAACTGTTACACTTACAAATGGTACAACTACAGGACTAGTTATTGGACAGGCTATAACAGGAACCGGCGCCGGCGGCAGTTTAGGTAGTAATACTACTATTACAAGTATAACAAGTTCTACAACTTTTACTATAACAACTAGTGGTGGTAATCCTGCAAACGGAGCAGTTACAAATATACAAACAACTACTCCTCAAATTATTAACGCTCCATCGACTTGGTATTTAGATATAACAGGAATACCTAATTCTATTAACTATCAAACTACAGTAACGGTATTAATATCACAAGGTGGTACAGTATACAACCCAACATTAATAGTAAACGGAATCACACCTACTCTTATTGGAACAGGAAACGGTGGAGCAACTAGTAGAATTACGGCTTATTATTATTCGATTATTTGTACTGCTCCTGATCAATATTCATATTCTGTAATTACTTTTGCAGTTTAATATTCTAAATAAATTACCATCGTTTCTTATTCTATTACCTCGATAAATATACGTGAGGAATAATACATGAGCAGTCTTAATCTAAACAACCTATTTTTGCAAGGTCCAAGAAATACTATTAAATTACAAAAGGACATATCCTTCAAAAATCCTTGGATTCAAATTTATTCAAATACTACAATAGATACTTGGTATGTAGGTGACTTCTCAAGCGCATCATATTTTATTACAGTTGAATATGATTCAAATCACAAAGAATGTATGCATGTTCTAGTTATTGCTCGACCAGCACAAGCAACTTATTCAATATATGGTAGAACAAGTATTGATAATCAACTAGTTACATTATCTGCTACAGTTTCAAATAGTCAATTAACACTATCTGCTACAGCAAATACAGGATATTCTGGAGCAAAATTAAGTTTCTCTGTTTCTTATAATGAAACAATGCAACCCCTATCATATCCTACCACAGTAACAAATCTTCCTCCTGGATCAATACCTGTACCCCCAACTAACACAGTTCCTACAACTTTTGGACAAATTGCAGTTTCTGGGCAGTCAACAGTTTATGCAACTTCTTCGAGTGACACTCTTGCTTTTGTCGCTGGAACAGGAATTAGTCTTACAACTAATAGTACTTCGAAATCTGTAACAATTACTTCATCATTTCCATTCTTTCAAAATATTCAAGTTTCAGGACAACCAACTTTAATTCCTGCAACTGCTAGTAGTAGCTTAACTTATTCATCAAGCAACGGTATCTCTCTTACAACAAATGCATCAAGTAATACAGTTAATATCGGATTAGGAACATTACCTACACTTTCAGTTTCAGGATCATCAACTTTTACTGGAGCAATTACTGCATCTAGTTTGATTACAGCAAATACTGGAATCTTAGTTAATAATGGATTAACTGTTAACAATGGCGCAACGTTTAATAACGGAACGACAGTTAATACTTCATTAGCAGTGAACGGAACTACATTATCAACTGGAACAATAACTTCTAATTCAAATATAACTTCTACAATAGACGTATCAGGACTTAATAATTATGGAGCCTTTAATTATGGAAACATAAGATATACTGATGTGAATATATTAGCAAGTTTCACGTCATCTCCTAATAGTTACAATCAAATTATTATAGAAAATAATTCTTCAGGAACATCTGCAACTGCTAATCTTATTGTAAGCAATAATCAAGGAACTGCTACTACAAACTATGGTAATTTGGGCATTAACAGTAGCGGATGGACTGGAACTTTAGGAACATCTAGCATTAATGCACCGGGAGTTGTTTATCTTGCATCTGCTTCTAGCGATTTAGTTATAGGAACATTTGTATCAAATAATATTCGATTTGTTACAAATAGTGGAGCAGATGCTGTAACAATTGATACATCAAATACATTAAATGCTTTACAAGGATTTAAATCATTTAGTACTACTACACTAAGTCCTGCAAGTGCTAATGTTATTATAAGTCCAACAGGTACTGGTAATGTTACTATAAGTCCATCGGGAACTGGAACAGTTGCTATCAATCCAACTTCAGTAGGTACAATTGACAATATGACTTTTGGTTCAATTGTTCCTAGAGGCGGCACTTTCACTACTGTTTCTTTTACAGATAGTATAACAGTAACAAACAATGTTAATACATCAAATGTTTATGCAACCGGATTAAGTGATTTAAACAGAACATCTGAAACAGTTTTTGATGTAGCAAGTGGTGCTACAGTTTCATACAACTTCCAATCTGGATCAATTTTTTATCATACATCTAATCCTGGACAAGACTGGACGGCATCATTCCTTAATTTACCTACTACTAGTGGTAGAGCTATTTCGATGACTATTGTTGTTCCTCAAGGATCAACTGCTTATAAAATAACTGGATGTACTATCGAAGGACTTGCTGCTACAATTAAATGGGCAGGAGGATTTACTACTCCTATAGGTAATGCTAATAAAACAGATATATGGGCATTTACTCTTATAAGAAGAAGCGGTGGTTGGACAGTTCTTGGATCACAAAATCCAGGATTTGCATAATGGGTATTATAACATGACATTATTATCATCAATGAGAGGCGTAAATCAATTAGGTATTTCTAAAAAACCGTATGTTCTATACGATATTATAACTCTTAATGCTATTAGTGGAAATATGACTGTTACAGGAAACGGAACTAATACTATAAGTGCATTTAAAACAAGTGGAGCAAACAACTGGGATAATCAAATAAATTCAAACACTCCGTATACTGCTCCTTGTACAATAGAGTTTACTAAACAAGCAGGTGTTACTGATAATTCACTTTCTTATGCTATGATGGGATGGAATACTGATCCAAATACTGATGCAAATTATGGAACTCTAGATTATACTTCATATGCTTATGTACAGACTTCTTATATAGTATATAATAACGGAATTAGTAATAACGTTAGCACAGGTTGGGATCCCACAAAGAGGTTTTATATTTCCTATGATCTTAGCGGAAATATCAAACACTGGAATGGGTCAACATTACTTTATAGCGCATCATATGGAACAGGAAATACTGTATATCTTGATAGTAGTTTTTATAGTGTTGACGCTACACAAACATATAGTGGATTTAGTAATATCCGTATTACTAAGGCTGTTTGGAATGGGGATGCTTATATATATGCTTGAGTAAAGCATAAATATAACACTAACCAGAGGAAATCATGTCAGTTAACCAGTTACCACTAAAATCCGAGTATGGATTCATTTCTCCAGGATTTTCTGTTGATACAAACGGAAACGTTAATATTACAGGACAATTTCAAGTTAACGGTGCTGCAATTACAGCATCAACAACAACTTTACCAAGCAACATTGTTTTTAGCAGTCTAACACAAACAGGAACATTAACTGCATTAACTGTAAATGGTACAGTATCTACAAGTGGAGGAACTGTAACTCTTAATGCAAGAACTCAATTAACATTAACATCAACTGGATCAATAACCTTAACTTCTGGAACTAGCGGTATGGTTAATATTACTTCTGGAACTGGAGGTACAGTAGTAATTAATTCAAATGCAGCAGGAACTATGGACAATATTGCTATTGGTTCCACTACACCACAAACTGCTACGTTTACAAATGTTACTATTAGTGGAACTTTAACAGATAATTCTAGTATTCCTTATTTAAAATCTGTTGCTGCTACTACAGGTACACTAGATAATTATAATATTGGATCAATAACTCCAAAAGCAGGAACATTTACTTCTTTAACTGTAACATCAAACTTATCTTTATCACCAACATCGGTGGGAACAATTAATAATACAAATATAGGTACCGTAACTGCTGGTACTGGTAATTTTAGTACTTTAGCAGCAACTGGTCTTCTTACCTTATCGAATACATCGGCTACACATATAATTAGTTCTACAACTATATCAACTACAATTACCACTGGTGCATTAGTAATTTCTGGAGGGGTGGGTATCGGTGATTCACTAAATATAGCAAATAATTTAACAATTAATGGAATAGGAATTCAAGCAACTTTACCAACATCTGCAACACATCTTGTTAATAAAAAGTATGTTGATGCAAAATCAATAGCAGTATCGATTGCACTGTCTTAAAAGGAATTAATAATGGCAAAACGACTAATAAGAACATATGTTTTTACACCAGGAGCAGCAGGAGTAGGAAATATACAAATTCCTGGAAGATGGGATTTGAGTCAATTTCTATTAGTTACTAATACTGTAAGAAATCAAATACTTTATAATTTTGCTGATTCTACAACTGGTGCAACAGTTACATTTACTGCTGGAACTAACACAAACTTTCCTTATATAACACAAGACAGTGATGGATATACTACTTTAACTTTTACTAATTTTAATACTTCTTCATATTCTAGTACAGAAAATTTACAAATTTTTGTCGATCAAGAATCACAAACAATTCGCCCTTGGCCATTTGGTACAGATGCTATCGAACGTATGCGTGTTGCAAGTCCACAATCAATGCTCGATGCTGACTTTGAATACGGTCTACAACCAACTAAATGGCTAACAGTTAGCCAATTAAGAGGATATCCATCAACTTATGAAATTCCTGGATCAGATTTAACAGTAACAAACGTAACAACTGATGCTTCTGTTCCTTTTAGTGGTCTTGGTTCATCATTAATTACAGTTACAACTTCAACTGCACACGGTTATTCAGCATTGACTCCAATTAATATTAAAGGTCTTTTAAATACTGTTCCTGGATTCAACCGCGCAGAAGGTTCTTTCCTAGTTTATACAGTTCCTTCAAGTACAACTTTTACATATTATTCTAAATCTAAAGTTGGAAATAACAATGGTGATACTCTTTATAGTGGTATCGTTCAATTAAGAAGAGAAGCATTTTATACAGGAGCAAGTGTCGGTAGTGCAGGACCGACTGCAACATATGTAAATGGTACAGGATTAAATGGTGCAGCATTAATTACATTAAGTTTAGCAAATCCTCATGGATTTATTCCAGGAGATACTATACTCGTTACTGTGAGTTCAGATAACGGAACAAATAACCACACATTGGCACAAGGCGGATTTTGGATAGAACAAATAAACAGTCCAACTACACTATCATTTAGTGCTAGAGGCATAGGAACAATTACAGGAACAATTATAGTTTCGGCTTTATATGCAAGACCCGATTGTTATTACATTCATAGACCTCTAGACGGAGGTGTTGCTTTAGGAACAGGTGGACCTGCTCATGGCGCACATGCTATACGTCAAAGTAAAAAATATATCCGTTATCAATCAGGTAAAGGAATTATGTATAATACTGGTGCTTTATTTGCACCTAATTATGACATTAGATCCGTTACAGCTTCAGGCACAGCGATCGGCAGTACAATAACTGTAGTCACTGATAACTTAGATCACGGTTTACAAGTAGGTGCTTCGGTAAGTCTATCACAAATAGTAACTAGCGGATACAATGGACAATATACTGTTCAAAGCATAGTTGATGAAAGAACATTTACTGTTACCGCGTATCAAGTTTTAGGATCAGTTTCTCCAATATTGCAAAATCCTTGTTTAGTTAATACTACAGGATGGCATGGATCAACAGTTCGTGCAGGAACATTTGATGATCAAAATGGTATGTTTTGGATGTTTGATGGAATATCAATGTATGTTGGAAGAAGAGCAGCAACATATCAAATTGCAGGAACTATTGCTGTAAACCCAGATTCAAATAGTATTGTAGGATCTAGTACTAGATTCCAAGATCAATTAAAAGTGGGTGATCGTATAGTAATCAAAGGAATGACACATATTGTTACAAATATTGCATCTCAAACACAGTTATATATAACTCCAGACTATCGTGGTATAAATTCTTATACTGGAGTTATTGCAGCAGGAGTTAGAGATATTATAGTTCCTCAATCACAATGGAACGTTGATCGTTGCGATGGTAGTGCAGGTCCGTTTAATCCAAGTGGTTATAATCTAACACCATATAAAATGCAGATGATTGGAATGCAATGGTCATGGTATGGCGCTGGATTTATTGAATTCTTCTTAAGAGGTCCAGAATCTAGATTTATTTTAGTTCATAGAATGAAACAAAGTAACGTTAATAATGAAGCATATATGAGATCAGGTAACCAACCTGTTCGATATGAAGTTATTAATGAAGGTGGAAGAAGTACTCTAGTTAATGCTATAGGGTCTACTGATACAACATTAACAATTCAGTCATCAGATGCTTATAGATTTCCACCAAGTGGTACTTTGTATATCGATTATGAATTAATTTCTTATACTTCTATTAATACATCTACTGGCGTAATAAGCGGATTAGGTCGAGCAGCAACTTTAAGTAATTTTTCTGGTGGTCAAACAAGAAACTATACTGCCAGTACGGCTAGTTCTCATGCAGCAGGTGTAGGAGTTACCTTAGTAAGTATAACTGCTACACCTCAAATAAGTCACTGGGGATCTGCATTTATGACAGACGGTGGTTTTGATAGTGATCGTGGATACATATTTAATTACCAACAGACTAATGTTACAGCAAATCCTATTAGAGCGGCAGCATTTGGCATTCGATTAGCACCTAGTGTATCAAACGGACAGGTTGGAGATTTAGGAGATAGAGAATTAATTAACAGAGCCCAGTTGTTACTTCAAACAATTGAAATTACTGCCGGTACTGCTGGTACTAACTCTGCATTTATTATTGAAGGTGTTATTAATCCTCAGAATTACAGTTCTGCAACTTGGTATTCTCTTGCTCCTTCCACTAATGTTCTCAGTACTCCAGGTGGACAACCAAGTTTTACTCAGGTTGCAACAGGAACTAGTTTTGTTTGGAACAACAGTTTAAATACTAGTTACGCTGCTGCTGTAACAACAAGTACTGGTAATACAGTTACTATAAGTTCAGCAAATGCAGCAACTTTACAAGCATTTCAGACATCTAATCCAACAACACTTATCTATCTATATAATTCAACTTCAAGTGGTGCAATCTCGTCAAATACATATATTACCAATATTAATACAGGTACAGGTGTATTAACACTCAATCAGAATATATTAAGTACAGTTACTAGCGGTAACACTTTAATATTCCAAGCAAACAACTTTGCTGTTCCTGGTGAAACTGTTTTCTCGTTTATATCTTCACCAAGTAACAAGGACTCATTAGATTTATCTCAGTTAAAAGAATTAACTAATACACCAATTGGTGGTAGAGGTGCGTTTCCAAACGGTCCAGATATACTTGTTGTTAATGTTTATATTACATCAGCAACCGCTACTGCTAACTTAGTTATTCGTTGGGGTGAAGCACAAGCCTAAGATAATAGAGATAAAAATTCAAAAATTGTATCAATTTTTGCTCTAATAACTTTATTATGTAGTGTATTTCTTATTCCTTGATGTACGGGCTTTGGCCACGAATCTAATTCTGACCATGCCCATCCTTTATGTTCGCTACTTAATATTGGAATAAATTCTTCTTTTACTATACAAACATAGGTTTGAAAATTAAAATGTGTATCGTCGCTAACAAATGTTTCTAAAGGAATTGATTTAATTATTTCTGGCATGAATCCAATTTCTTCATTAATTTCCCTACATAGGCCTTGCCAAACAGATTCATCATTTTCTGTTTTTCCACCAACTAATCCCCAAATTCCTTCTTTTTTTCCTGATGATTTTTGTAATAAAAGAAATCTTTTAGTATTTTGACTGAGAAATAAAGCACCACTACCACGAATTTTTTTTGTCACAACATCAGACGCCATAGTCCGTTTCTGTATTCTCCCTCGAAACTCTTGGTCCATGCTTCTCCGTCCCATTTATACTGTATACTAGTTCTTAAATTAGTTATATAGGTAATGTCTGTAGTAGATGCAGCATTGAATACTATATTCCATTTTGATCCATCCCATTCGATAATATTATTAGCATCACTAATGAAATCACTATTATCTCTATTTTTCCAAGCATCTGCTCCATCAGAATTTATAGTTGATCCTATTGATTCTAATAATAGATATCTAATACCGGGAGCAATATTAGTTGGAGGAGCATAAGTTAGAGGATCTATAATAGCATCAACTGTTCCTCTGTTTTGTATAATTGTATTTGTAGGATATGTATCTGGATCCCAATTAATTATAGCAAGGGATTCGTCTGTAGGATGAATACTCATTGCACCTACAATTTCTGTACCATCTGCTTTTTTAAGAAACATTCTACTTGTACCTGCACGAAATTTTCCATATTCGTCGAGTAATTTGTACCAATTTACATTTGTTCCATATTTTTGAGGTATTTCTTCATTACTAATACTCTCTCCTGGATTTAATAATCTTGCTGTATTGTTAATAACTAGCAATCCAAAAAAACCTGGTGTAATATATTGAGTTGAATCTGGTTGTCCAAGTAAAAAATAAGGATCAATTTCGCCTGCTGGTTCTGTAAAAATATTAGCAACAATAGTTTGTATAACTCCCAATCTTTTAACCTTTGCTGGAGGAGTTATCCATATAGGTGTTTCAAATTCCATAGTTGCAATATCTATCTCACTATCGACACCGACTGGTACAGTTTTACTTGTTAAAACTAAATCAGTTAATTCAACTGTTGTAAGACTAGTCCAATCAACATAGTTGTCTGTAGTTTGTATTTCAAAACTAGGATTAAAGAATACTAAAATTTGTTCTAATATTTGTAATTTTTGATCAGTATTTGATGCCCAGATATCTGCCTTAATTGTTAATTTATAAGGAGTAGGCATTAATCTTTCAATTGTATAATTTATTCCTTGTTCTGTATCATATTTTCCTGTTTGTGAGTTTATTTGTCTTTCTCTAACATTAAATTTACTAACAAAACTTGAATCACTTAGACGATCTCTATCAAATACTAGATCTGTCATATAAACAGCAATACGAGGAGTTGAGAGCAACTTGTTTTCAGATCCATCTTTTAAAATGCTTCCAACTTGTCTAGTCATATCTCCATAAATTACAGGAACAACTTTTTCAACACCGTCAGCCGTTTTAATTTTAAAGTCACTTAACATTCTAATTATTTGAGAAAGATATCGGCGTACTTGGCCGTCATAGAACCATTGAATTGTCGTTCTCCTTTATAAACCAAACACGTTTACCGTTTATTAACTTCCAACTCATAGACCCTTTATTTTTCCATTTCGTACTTTCTTTACCCCGTTTGTTACTTATCCATAAACCTGTTTTACCTTTATGACTTCTTGGACTAGAATGTTTTTCTACACCATTATTCTCTTCTCGGCGTCTGGCATGAGCAGCCTTTTGTGCTTCTCTCATACGTTGTTTGCTTTCTTCAGAATGTATTTTATTATTTCCAGGTTGTCTAATGTTATAACCATTATTGATAGAATCAAATTTCTCTACATAAAATTCTTCTAACAAATTTAATTCTTCTAACGAGTTTGCTGTATCTATAACTTCAAATAAAAAAGAATCTAATCCATATTTCCTTAAAGCATTATGAAAATGATATTCTCTAGAAGAACGTTTAGAATGATTAATGTGCTCAAGACGACGCTGATTAGGATCTTGTATTGTTTGTCCTATATAACACTTTCCTGATTCTATATGAGTAAATTTATAAATATGCATTAGAAATCAGCCCTCGGTCTAAGTGCTTTTGATACTGCCTGTCTTTGTTGTACAGTTTGTTCATATAATGACCATTGTATTCGGTCGCCAACTGCTAAAGAATATTGAAAAGTAAAAGCAAGCTTTCCACCTTCATTAAATGTACTAGTAACTGGGTTTCTATTCTCATTTTGGAACATTTCAACACCATACATAGTATTATATGTATCTTTTGTAACAATTGTATTGGTTATAAGATTGAGACTTAACGTAGGATCAGTTGGTCGGAATACCATTGGATCTGCAACTGTGAATACATCTATATTAAGTAAACCAACACCACTTAATTGTGTATTATTAATAAATGAAGTTCTTTGTGTTTGTCTTTGATCATTATTTGTCATAGTCATACGTACGTTATCTTCAAATGCTATCCAATGTTTTCCATCAAAACGAAATAAGCGATTTGGATAATAATCTGTACGTAAGAAATAATCACCTAATGCTGCACCTGCTGGAAATTGTATTCCGAACCCATATGGAGCACCATTAGGAGGTATACCGTCTCCTACTAAGTATCCCTGATAACCATCCTTGTCGGGCGATACCATGGTTTCATCTGTTGTATCAGAATCATCAATTGCAATATTTGTTTGATCAACCGTTAATAAATCAACTTGTCCAGAATCTCTATCAACTGATAATGTCCAAAATTGTTGAGTTTCAAATCCGCTTTTAGGAGCATCTGCTTCTGCTTGTGCTACAACACTATTATTGATTGCTAGAATAGTAAGATAATCACTAAGTCCACTTCCTGTAACTTCGTTTGGATTTAATAAACGAAAGAAATTAGTATCAGGTGGAACATTTAGACTAGAATCAGATTCTGCAATCACTTCATATAATTGACCGTTATATCTCACAATAACTCCGGGACAATAATGTTTAGTTGCATCAAAGTCTCCAGCAAACATGTCTGCATTAACTGGAATATTAAGAATATCTTTAAATTCTGGACTATCTGTTAAAGGTTTACATTTTAATCTATAAAGGTGTGGCCACCATGTCATAGAGAAACCTTCTGCTGCTCTATTAATATCTTCTACAACATAAAATCTCTTAAGAGCAAATGCTAAATTTCCCAATGCATATGGATCTATAAGATGAGGTAATTCAATAACATCACCTGAGATAATCTTACGGCCTAAGGTGTCGACACTGTTATTAATGTGAATTGTTAAGAATATTGTATCATTTTGTAAAAATAATCCAAATTGACTTAGATTAAAATCAATATCTTGTACATTATAAACACCGCGTATAGGATACACTGTTGTATCATATTTTCTATCTCTATTTTCTAATAGAAGTACATCTTGGATTGTAGTAGGATCTAAGGCTTTATTGGGATCACTAGGATCAACAGGACCTAGATACTTATGTATAAAAACATCTGTACCGCCTACTTGAAACATCTCATAGATTTGTTGATCTATGAACTTAAAATCATTACCTTTTTCGGGTTTATAAAGACTTAAACGTGGCATGTTAGTATTTATCGGTAGCGATAAATACGATAAGAAGTCTATTTAGGTGAAAAACATGGCGCAACAACTTATAAACATAGGTACAGGACCCAATACAAAGGACGGTGACACAGTTCGTCACGCATTTGATTTAGTAAATCAGAATTTTACTGATGTTTATACATTATTAAGAGAAAATACTAGTATAAATCGTTATACTAGTACAGTTGATAATACAGATGTTGGTGCCACAGTTATCGATGTAACTAGTACTAAAGTATTTCTAGCAGGCAGACACAATATCAGTGCAAGTTATTCACTATCTGCCGGACTGTATGATGGACAGCAAATTCAGTTTTTTCCACAAGGTCAGAATGCTAATACTGGCATAACTGATATACAAAATATTCGTGTATATCTACATAAACCATACCACCCAGACTCTAATACTGGATACTCAACTGGTGTGTGGCCTTGGTATCCTTTTATCAAAATAAGCAATAATGCAAAGTCTATTGCAACAGCAACTTGGAATGCGATAGATAGTGTTTGGATATTAGATCCTTGGTCATTTGATTAATCAAATTACTAGCAAGATTAGATTTTAACATAAAAATATAATTGATCTTTTTACATACAATATATACATGATGTTAAAACTTAAAATAGCTATCTATACTATTTGTAAAAACGAATCACAACATGTTGAACGGTGGGCTGCTTCCAATCAAGACGCAGATTTAAGAATAGTCTGCGATACAGGTTCAACAGACAATACTGTAGAATTATTAAAATCTAAAGGTGTTACTGTTTATGATATAACAGTAAACCCTTGGCGATTTGATGTTGCTAGAAATACATCATTAAATCTAGTTCCAGAAGACATTGATGTTTGTATATGGCAAGACTTAGATGAGGCTTTATTAGAAGGCTGGAGAAAACAAATAGAAGATAATTGGACTGAGGATACAACTATAGCAAATCATCGTTATAGAAATAACGATAATCCTTGGCAGTGGCATAGCAAAATACATGCTAGACATAATTGTTGGTGGACTGGTGCTGTACATGAAACACTCAAATGGTCTGTACCTGAAAAAGCAATTTGGCTCGATGAATTCTACTTAGATGAAAAACAAGACGTTACAAAGAATAGAAGTTATCTTAATTTATTACTAAAGAAAATTAGTGAAGATGATCAGAATTGGCGTACATATGCCTTCCTTGCTGGTGAATATGAATCAACAGGAAACATGAAAGAATGTGTTAAAACACGCTTAATTAGTTATGAAAAATGCGACGATGGACCTGTTGTTAAATCATATATTGCTAAAATCATTGCTAAAAATTATGTCGCAATGGAAGATTATACCTCAGCAGAAAAATGGTTTCAAATTAGTGTAACTGATAGCAACGAAAGAGAATCTTGGTTTAATTATGCAGATTATTGGCATAATAGAGAAGATTGGGAACAATGTTATATTGCTGCTAAGAAATGTTTATCAGTAGAAATAAAGAGAGATGGATTTACGCAAGATCCTAAAGCGTGGGGAGCATTACCTTATGACTATGCTGCTCTTTCTGCTTATCATATTGGTTTCACTAAACAAGCAGTTGAGTATGGCGAAGAGGCATTAAAATTAATGCCAGATGATACTAGATTAATACATAACTTAAAATTCTATAAGGAAAAATTAAATGATCAATCCTCCTAAGGTTTGTATCTATACCATTGCTCTTAACGAAGAAAAACATGTTGAACGTTTTATGAACGCAAGCAAAGATGCTGATCTTGTAATAGTTTGTGATACAGGATCAATAGATCAGACCGTTCCTTTATTAGAAAGATATGGAGCAACTGTCTATAATATAAAACAAAAACCTTGGAGATTTGATGTTCCAAGAAATACAGCGTTAAGTCTAGTACCAAAAGACTTCGACTTATGTTTAAGTATTGATTTAGACGAATACTTACAACCAGGTTGGCGAGAAGCAGTGAATGAGGCTTGGCAAAAGAGCGAAGGTAAGTTAACTAGAATTACCTATGATTATATTTGGAATTGGAAAGAAGATGGAGTTACTCCTGACATAAGATTCTTTACAGATAAATTCCACCATAGAAACGGATATATTTGGCGACATCCCTGTCACGAAACACTTTATTGGGAAGGTAAAGGACCTGAAATAAAAGAAGTTGTTCCTGAGGTTATTTTACATCATAGAGCAGATCCTACAAAGAGCAGAGGACAGTATCTACATTTACTTAAAATGGCTGTTGAAGAAGCACCTGAAAATGATCGCATGTGTCATTATTATGCTAGAGAACTTATGTACAACAATCGTTGGATTGAAGCAATTACAGAATTTGAAAGACATTTAGCATTACCAACTGCTAGATGGAATGAAGAACGATGTGCTAGTTTACGATTTATGTCTAAATGCTATAGAAGTATGGGTAACCTTCAAACAAGTGTAGACGCAGCAATGAAAGGCCTTTTAGAATGTAATAATACTAGAGAGCCTTGGGTAGAAGTTGCTCGTGCTGCTTATGCTTTAAGTGACTGGCGTACTTGTTATTGGGCTGCGTCAAAGGCCATAGATATAACAGAAAGATCTATGAGTTATATCTACGATAGTGCTTCGTGGGGTTGGGAACCATATGATCTAGCAGCACTAGGTGCGTATTATACAGGACATTATAAAGAAGCACTTCGATATGGTGAAGAAGCAGTAAAATTATTTCCAAATGAAGAAAGATTGAAGAAAAACCTAGATTTTTATAAAGACAAAAATCTATAAATACTGTATGAGCCAATTAGACGACGCTAAAACGCAAATCTTTGAATATGTTGACGCCATGTTGGGCGGAGGCATGATTGATGTAGAATTAGATCCCAAACATTATGATATAGCATTACAACGTGCTTTTGACAAATACAGACAAAGGGGTGATAGTTCAGTTGAGGAAAGTTATATGTTCCTCACACTTCAACCAAATGTCAATAGTTACAAATTACCCAAAGAAGTAATAACTGTTAGAGAATTGTTCCGTAGATCAATAGGTTCAAGAACAGGTATGGGTGACGGTGGTACACTATTTGAGCCGTTTAATATGGCTTATACTAACACTTACTTACTATCGAGTTCAAATATGGGTGGTATTGCTACTTACGAAATCTTTGCTCAATATCAAGAGATGGTAGGTAGAATATTTGGTAGTTTTATCAACTATAGATATAACCAATCTACACAAACTCTAATGATTTTACAGCGCCCAATGGCTGAAGAACAAATTCTACTTTGGACATATAACTATCGTCCAGATTTTATTATCCTCGAAGATATCTATGCCAAACAGTGGATACGTGATTATACACTTGCCAATTGTAAATTAATGATCGGAGAGGCACGTGAAAAATTTGCTCAAATTGCCGGACCACAAGGTGGCTCGAGCCTAAACGGTACAGCAATGAAAACTGAAGCAAAAGAAATGATGGAAAAACTTGAAGCAGAATTGATGCAACAAGTAACAGGCGGTCAAGGTTACACCTTCATTATAGGATAGGAATTTTTCTAAATGTCAACAACTATACAATTAAGAAGAGATACAGCAGCAAATTGGACATCCTACAATCCAGTTCTTGCGATAGGTGAACTTGGTATCGAAACTGATACACATAAAATTAAAATAGGTGACGGTTCTACTGCTTGGAATAGTTTATCATATAATCTTGGATATGTTTTACCATCAGCAACAACATCAGTATTAGGTGGTGTTATTATTCCAACTGTTGTTACAAGTGGTATCACTAATTCAAGTGGTACTATCGGTCTTGCTACAGCAAGCACAACACAATTGGGTGGTGTTAAGATTGACGGAACAACTATCACAATTAATAATGGAGTTATCAGTAGTGCAGTTGCATATTCATTACCAAATGCAAGCACAACACAATTGGGTGGTGTAATTGTGCCAGCAGTTGCTACAAGTGGAATTACTAATTCGAGTGGTACTATCGGTCTTGCTACATCATCAACAACACAATTAGGTGG